AGCCGCAACACCACCAGCTGACCCATTGGCGGCAACACCAACAGACACGGCAGCCACACCACCAACAGACCCAACATTAGCGAGTACCGAAACACCGGCTCCTGAAGTTATTGATACTGCAACAGATACTGATGTTGAAAAAATAGGTCCTGACGGAAATAGTGAAGAAACAACAGAAAGTGAAAGTGAAGAATTAGACATCACTGATTTAGTAAATTCTCAGAAAAAGATTGAATCAAAACAAGAAGAGTATTTTGATATGATGTTTAAACAAATTGAGAACCTACAAAGTAAGTTAAATGATATGGACCAAGTTTTTAGTAAGTTAAATTCAATGGAAGAAAAAATTGAAAAATACAGACCAAAGACCCCACAAGAAAAATTAGAATTAAGAACTTTAGATAGCGGACCATTCCACCAAAAACTATCTGATTTTTTCCAAGACAAACAAGAAGATTTGGAAAAAACAGGAAAAAATGAATATGTTTTAACTTCAGATGAAGTTGAACAAATTGTACCATCACAAATTAAAAAATCATTTGACCAATACGGTGTTGAACCAACAGGTACTTCATTTAAAATGGGTTAATATTTTTGTGATGTAAATTGATTTTTTATTATTTTATACTATACTTTAAGGGTCATACTTTGACCCTTTTTTATTTTACATTGGCGATAATTTGACGGAATAAATTTTTTAAACTATAATTAGATAATTAACCTTAACAAAAAAATTATGATGAGTTCACTTGACGCAGTACTAGCACAGTACGAAAAAAACACACAGTCTTACGGAGACAGTAACAAAATGTCCCAAGAGGAAAGAATGAAGAAGTATTTTGCTTGTATTCTTCCACAAGGACAATCACAAGGACAACGTAGAGTACGTATCCTTCCAACTAAAGATGGTTCTTCACCATTTAAAGAAGTATGGTACCACGAACTTCAAGTAGGTGGTAAATGGCAAAAATTCTATGACCCAGGTAAAAATGACAATGAACGTTCACCCTTAAATGAGGTATATGAAGAGTTGATGTCAACTGGTAAAGAGTCTGATAAAGAATTGGCAAAACAATACAAATCACGTAAATTTTACATTGTAAAAGTTGTTGACCGTGATGCAGAAGAAGAAGGTGTTAAATTTTGGAGATTTAAACACAACTATAAAAATGAGGGTATCTTAGATAAGATTATTCCAATTTGGAGACAAAAAGGTGATATTACTGACCCTGATAAAGGAAGAGACCTTATTATCCAATTAGTAAAATCTAAAACCCCTGGAGGTAAAGATTATACAACAATCCAAACAATCATGCACGATGACCCAGCATCTCTTCACGAAAATGCTGAAGTTATGAAAGAGTGGTTGGCTGATGAATTAACTTGGAGTGATGTTTACTCTAAAAAACCTGTAGAATATTTGGAAGCTATTGCTCGTGGTGAAGAACCTCGTTGGGATAGTGAAACAGGTAAATATGTTTACGGAGATGAGGCGTTGTTTTCTATGGGAGGTGCAAAAACAGAAACACCTGTAGACCCACAGATGAATGCTGAACCTGACGAAGATTTACCATTCTAATTTAACCGAGCATGGACACTTGCACAGACATAGTGTCCATGCTCTTTTTATTTAAAAAACAATATATAGACAATGGCAATTAAAAAAAATAATGACTTTGGGTCAATCAAGAAAAAATTCTCAACATCCGCAAAATATAAACCACAAAGGTATCTTGATTTAGGAAAAGACTTCTTAGATGCTGTAGGACTTCCTGGTCCTGCAATTGGTCACTTGAATATGTTCTTGGGTCACTCTGACACAGGTAAAACAACAGGGGCTGTTAAAGCTGCGGTTGCCGCTCAAAAAATGGGTGTTCTTCCTGTGTTTATCATTACAGAACAGAAGTGGAGTTTTGACCACGCTAAATTAATGGGGTTTGAGTGTGAAGAGGTTGTTGATGAGGAAACAGGTGAAATGGATTGGGATGGATTCTTTATCTTTAACAACAATTTTAGTTATATTGAACAAATTACTGATTATATTAATGAACTATTGGATGCTCAAGAAAAGGGTGAGTTAGATTATAGTTTGTGTTTTATTTGGGATTCAGTTGGTTCTGTTCCTTGTAAAATGACTTACGAAGGTAAAGGCGGTAAACAACACAACGCAGCGGTATTAGCGGATAAAATTGGTATGGGTATTAACCAAAGAATTTCAGGTTCAAGAAAATCAGATTCTAAACATGAAAATACCTTAATCATTATCAATCAACCATGGGTTGAATTACCTGACAATCCATTTGGTCAACCAAAGATTAAAGCTAAAGGTGGTGAAGCAATTTGGTTGAACTCATCATTGGTTTTCTTATTTGGAAATCAGAAAGGTGCGGGAACAAATAAAATTTCTGCAACAAAAGACAAAAGAACTGTTAAATTTGCAATAAGAACAAAAGTATCAGTTTTGAAAAATCACATCAATGGGTTGGGTTATGAGGACGGTAAAATTATCGTTACACCACACGGATTCTTGGCGGGTAAAGACGCTGCTGAAGAAAAAGTTTCCATTGAATCGTACAAAAAAGAATATGCTGAGTATTGGAAAGAAATCATCGGAGTTGATGGTGATTTTGATTTGAAGGAAGAGGTAGAACAAGCTTAATAAATTTATTGTGAAGACACTTTTAGTAGATGGAGATAACTTATTTAAAATTGGGTTCCACGGAGTCAGAGACTTATTCGTTGAAGGAAACCACATCGGAGGAATATTTCACTTCCTCAACGCTCTACGAAAACAAGTGGACGAACACAATTACGACAGGGTTATCGTTTTTTGGGATGGTGACGACAATGCAGAACCAAGACGTAAGATATACCCTAACTACAAATTAAATCGTAGACAAGATATGAACGAGTTCAAGCTCGAATCATATCACGAACAAAAACAAAGAATCAAAGAATATCTTGAGGAGTGCTTTGTTAGGCAAATAAGGGTCACCGCTTGTGAGGCGGATGACCTTATTGCGTACTATTGTGGTCTTGATAAAAATGAAACAAAAGTAATTTTTTCTGCCGACAAAGATTATCTACAACTAATAGATAAGAACACCTCAATCTACTCACCCATATCTAAAATAACATATAAATTGGGTGATAAGGTTAAGATTGGTGACAATGAGTTTCCACATTATAATGTTATGACTATCAAAGTGTTAATTGGTGATAAATCAGATAACATTAATGGTATCTATCGATTAGGTGATAAAACATTAGTTAAACTATTCCCTGAGGTACTTGATTCAGAAGTTTCTTATGAATATATTTTGTCTAAATCGAGACAACTTTTAGAACAAGACGAAAAAAACACAACACTTAAAAATATTATCAGTGGGAAAACAAAAGACGGAGAATTCGGTGAAGAATTCTACAAAACAAACAAAATTATCGTGGACCTTCAGAATCCAATTATTTCTGATGAAGGTAAGTCAGTGGTTGAACAATATTATTCCGATACGTTAGACCCCGAAGGTAGGGGATATAAAAACCTTATTCGTATGATGATGAAGGACGGATTCTTCAAATACCTCGGAAAGAGTGACGATGAATTTATCAGATTTATCAATCCATTTATGAAATTAACAAGAAAAGAAAAAAGACAATTTAAAAACAACAATTAAACAATAAAAATATGAAAGAAGTAGATGTAATTAAGATGGAGTTTTTGATAACTCTAAACAACAACATTGTAATCCAACGTTACTTTAACGTTCGTGGGTACAATCCAACAGCTCGCTCGTCAATGGAACTTTACTATTACTTGAGATACCTTGTTGAGAGTTTTGCTTACGACCAAAAGATGCGTTCAGTAAGTTATTTGATGGACAATGAGTATGAGATTGCTGAAGACCCAAGTATCTTGGAAACATCAAACACTGATGGTCCTGAGACTTTTAATTTCTATATTAAGGTCGGAGAACAGACAATTTGTCATAGAGTGTTGGATGCGAAAGTTTTTCCTCCAAAAATAAGATACACCGTAGACATACGCCAGCAAGTAAAAACTGTACTTAAGGACCTAACTGACATTTTTTCAGCTGAAAATTTTACAACTGAATACATGAACTATAGCCTTGTTTAAGGTATTTATCAGAACAGCTAAAACAGGAGAATTAAATTATGTCAAACAAGAATTTCGAATACCTAGGGAACACATTTCAAATACAACTTTTAAACCAAATTATACTAGACAAGGACTTCGCACATTCTATCATTGATGTAATTGAACCAACTCACTTTGAGAACAAATATTTTAAAACCTTACTTCAATTAGTTAAGGAATACTATTCAAAATACGACTGTACTCCATCGTTTGAAACTCTTTCACAAATGGTGAAAAGCGAGTTTCCTCAGGAGTTGATGTTAAAAATTTTGAATGATACAATTAAACAAATTCAAAATGCACCAACTGAAGGTTCATCATTTGTGCAAGAGAAATCTTTAAAGTTTTGTAAACAACAAGAACTACAAAAGGCAATTACCAAATCACAAAAGATATTAGATAGTGGGGAGTTTGAAAATTATGACAAGTTAGAAGAACTTGTTAGAGCTGCACTTCAAGTTGGTGAAACTGGTAATAAAATTGAAGATGTCTTCAATAATTTAGATGACGTATTGAATGAAGATTTCCGTCATCCAATACCAATGGGAATTACAGGTATTGATAGATTATTAAAAGGTGGTTTAGCCAAGGGAGAATTGGGTGTTATATTAGCACCAACAGGTGTGGGTAAAACAACAATTCTTTCTAAAATTGCCAATACAGCATTTAATAATGGATATAACGTCCTCCAATTATTCTTTGAAGACAATCCAAAAGTAATCCAAAGAAAACACTTTACGATGTGGACAGGTATTGCACCTGATGAATTACCAAATCATCGTGATGAGGTTTTAGAAAAGGCACGACAGGTTAAAGAGGAAATGACTAATAAATTATTTCTAAAAAAGTTACCATCAGACCAATACACCATGACTCAAATCAAAAATATGGTTCGTAAAATGGTTGCTGATGGACACCGTATTGACGTGATAGTGTTGGATTATATTGATTGTATTGTTCCCGATAGGAATTTGGGTGATGAGTGGAAAAGTGAAGGTTCAGTTATGCGTGGTTATGAAGCTATGTGTCACGAATTAGGGGTTGTTGGATGGACAGCAACACAGGGTAACAGAAGCTCTATATCTTCTGAGGTTGTTACCACCGACCAAATGGGTGGTTCTATTAAAAAAGCACAAGTAGGTCACGTTATCATTTCCGTGGCTAAAACACTACAACAAAAAGAAATGAACTTAGCAACCATTGCTATTACCAAGTCTCGTGTTGGTAAAGATGGTGTTATTTTTGAAAACTGTAAGTTTAATAATGAGTTATTAGACATTGACACTGAAAGTTCAGTCACTTTCTTAGGATTTGAAGAAAAGAAAGAAGAACAAAAACGTGACAGAATTAAAGAACTTATGGAAAGAAGAAAAGAACGAGAACAAGTACAAAATTAAATAAATCTTATTAAAAGTAATAAAATGGATAACCTAGTTGATATGGTATTGAAAGAGCACCGCTATGTAATAAAAAGAAGTGGTGACAAAGTAATATTTGAGGATGATAAAATCAAAAATGCGATTTTAAAGGCTATGGGAAGCGTTGGTAAAGTAGACGTTGAGATGGCTGAAAAAATTGCAAGGTTGGTTAAGAAAAGTATCTTTAGAGAAGATAAAGAAAGAATTCCACATGTTGATGAAATTCATGACACAGTGGAAAATAAACTTATGGATAATGGTTTGAATGATGTTGCTAAAGAATATATTATTTATCGTTCAAAACACCAACCAAATATATTCACAAAAAGAATTAGTTTGAAACCATATGAATATCCTGATTTAGTATCTTATGTAGATGCAATCAGACACTCATATTGGGTACACACTGAATTTAATTTCACATCAGACATTCAAGATTTTAAAGTTCATTTGAGTGAAAAAGAACAAACAGCGGTACAAAGAGCTATGTTGGCAATTTCTCAAATTGAAATTGCTGTTAAAACATTTTGGGGTGACATTTACAAAAAGTTACCAAAACCTGAAATTGGAAATGTTGGTGCAACATTTGCTGAATCAGAAGTAAGACACGCTGATGCTTACTCACACTTAATTCAATTATTAGGATTGAATAAAGAGTTTGAAAATTTATTAGAAGTACCAGCAATTCGTAGAAGAATTAAATACTTAGAGAAATCTATTTCAAATGCGAAATCTGTTGAGAATCAAGATTACTTTGAGTCTATTATATTGTTCTCTATGTTTGTTGAGAACGTATCATTATTTTCACAATTTTTAGTTATCATGTCTTTTAATAAACATAAAAATGTTTTAAAAGGAATGAGTAATGCCGTTGAGGCAACATCTAAAGAAGAAAACATTCATGCTGAATTTGGTTTCGACTTAATTAATTTAATTAAAAAAGAAAACCCAAGTTGGTGGACAAATGAGTTAGTTGAAGATTTAATTCAAACAACACACGATGCTTATGAAGCGGAAAAGGAAATTGTTGAATGGATTTTTGAAAAGGGTGATTTGGATTTCTTAACTAAAGAACAAACATTGGAATTTATTAAACACAGATTTAATACTTCCTTGAATAATATCGGAATTGATAGTATATTTGAAATCAAGCAAGTTTTGTTGGATACAACAGAATGGTTTGATGATGAAATTTTAACTACAAAACATACTGACTTTTTCAATAAAAGAAGTATTAATTATAGTAAGAAAAGTAAGTCAATTACGATGAACGATTTATTTTAATATTATTAGATTATAACATATGGAAAACAGACAACCCTTTGATTGGATTAACGAAGAATCAATTACATTCCTCCGTAGAGGATATTTGAGTGAAGGTGAACAACCTTTAGATAGAATTAGAACCATTGCTGACCACGCAGAAAAACTTCTTGGTATGGAAGGTTTTGCAGATAAATTTTATGATTATATGGGTAAAGGATGGTATTCACTATCATCACCCGTATGGGCAAACTTTGGTAAAAAAAGAGGATTACCAGTTAGTTGTTTCGGTTCAAATATCGGTGACAACATTGAATCAATCCTATTTACACAAGCTGAAGTTGGTGAAATGAGTAAAATGGGTGGAGGTACTTCAGGTTACTTTGGTAATATTAGAGGTAGAGGTGCTGAAATTACTGACAATGGACACGCACCTGGTTCAGTTCACTTCATGAATCTATTCCAAAGTGTTGTTGACAATATTTCACAAGGGTCAACACGTAGAGGTAGATTCTCACCTTACTTACCTATTGAACATCCAGACATTATGGAGTTCTTAGAAATTGGTACCGAAGGATTCCCAATTCAAGATTTAACACACGCAGTCACTGTGTCAGACGAATTTATGGAACAGATGGTTGCTGGTGATAAAGAGAAGAGAGCGGTTTGGGCTAAAGTAATCCAACGTAGAGGTGAAATTGGATATCCGTACATTATGTTCAGTGATACCATGAACAATAAAGCTCCTAAAGTTTATAGAGATAAGAATTTAAAAATTAGTAATTCAAATCTATGTTCTGAAATTGCACTTCATAATTCTGAAGATGAGTCATTTGTGTGTGTATTATCATCTATGAACTTACTTCACTATGATGAATGGAAAGATACTGACGCGGTTGAATTAATGGTATATTTCTTAGATGCTGTTGTAACTGAATTCATTTCTAAAATTGATGATTTAAGACATAATGGAACTGTTGAAGGTCAAAGAGCGTTCTTTTATTTAGAAAGAGCTTATAACTTCGCTAAAAGACAAAGAGCTTTAGGTCTTGGTGTTCTTGGGTGGCATTCATTACTTCAATCTAAAGGACTACCTTTTGATAGTAAGGATAGTGCAAGATTAAACATTGAGGTATTCAAATTGATTAACGATAAGTCATATCAGGCTTCGGCTAAATTGGCTGAAGTATTTGGTGAACCTGAATTACTTGTTGGTTATGGTAGACGTAATGTTACTTTAAATGCAATCGCTCCTACAACATCATCAGCATTTATTTTGGGTCAGGTATCACAATCAATTGAACCTATTTGGTCAAATTGTTATGTTAAGGACGTTGCTAAATTAAAAGTAACAATTAAGAATCCTGTACTTAAAAAACTTCTTGTTGAAATGAAAAAAGATAACAAAGCAACTTGGGATAGCATTAAGAAACATGATGGTTCTGTACAACACTTGGACTTTTTAAGTGATGAACAAAAAGATATTTTCAGAACATTTGCTGAAATTAATCAATCAACCATTATTAACCAAGCGGCTTTAAGACAAGATTATATTGACCAAGCTCAATCACTAAACTTAATGATATCACCTGATATGCCGACAAAAGATGTTAACAAACTTCTATTGGACGCATGGCAGTTGGGTGTGAAAACACTATATTATCAACACTCAATGAATTCGGCTCAGGCATTTGCAAGAAAGAAATTAAATGTAAATGACTTAGTTTGTACTTCTTGTGAGGCATAATCCCTTCGGAAAGGATTAACTCATAATTAACCCCGCACTTTGTGTGGGGTTTTTTATTTCTTAAAAAAAATATCTGAATATATTTATTGAGTATGGCAAACGGTAAAACATACGGATTAACCTTCCCATTTGTAGATTCATTTGATGGTAAGTATTTAGACTTGTCTGATTTTCCAGCTGAGGAAATTAGAAGTAATCTTATTCATCTTTTATTGACAAGAAAAGGTAGTAGATATTTTTTACCGGATTTTGGTACTCGTCTTTATGAATATATTTTTGAACCATTAGATGGACCAACATTTAAAGATATTGAATCTGAGATTAGAGATTCAGTTGAAAAATACATGCCACAACTACAGTTAACTAATATTAGTATCACAGCACCAACTGGTGAGGAAGCAAACGCCACAGTAACAACCGCAGGAAACGTTTTGAATCCTGAATTAACAAGATACAATCAGGATGTTGCTGAATACACCGCAACGGTTAGAATTGATTATTCAATTACTAATGATGTATTTAACAGTAAAGATTTCGTAATTATCAATATTTAACATAAATGGCTGAAAGAAGAATATCATATACCGTAAGGGATTTCCAAGCAATTCGTCAGGAACTTATTAACTACACAAAAACGTATTATCCTGAATTAATTGATAATTTCAATGATGCGTCTGTTTTTTCGGTGTTCTTGGATTTAAACGCCGCTGTAGCCGACAATTTACACTATCACATTGATAGAAGTATACAAGAAACTGTATTACAATACGCACAACAACGTTCATCAATCTATAATATTGCAAGAACCTATGGTTTAAAAATACCAGGACAAAGACCATCAATTGCTTTGGTGGACTTTTCAATCACGGTTCCTGCTTTTGGAGACAAAGAAGATGAAAGATATTTGGGTATTTTAAGAAGAGGTAGTCAAATATCAGGTGCTGGACAAATATTTGAAAATTTGTATGATATTAATTTTGCATCACCATTCAACGAAGATGGTTTTCCAAATAGATTAAAAATTCCAAATTTTGACACTAACGGTAATCTAATTAATTACACAATTACTAAAAGAGAAACCGTAGTTAATGGTATTACAAAAGTATTCAAAAGAGTTATTACACCAAATGACGTAAGACCTTTCTTTGAATTTTTCTTACCAGAGAAAAATGTGTTGGGTATTACATCAATTATTCAAAGAGACGGTACAGCATATTCAAATGTACCAACCGCTCAAGAATTTATGGGTGCTCAAGGTAGATGGTATGAGGTACAAGCATTGGCTGATGACAGGGTGTTTATTGAAGACCCAACAAAACCATCAGATGACCCAGGTATTAAAGTTGGTAGATACATTCAAACTCAAAATAGGTTTATTACTGAATATACACCTGAAGGTTTCTTAAAGATTACTTTTGGTGGTGGTACAAATACTGCTGAAGACCAATTAAGAGAATTTACAGCGTTAGATGTCCCTTTGAAAATACAAAGATACCAAAATAATGCAATGTCTTTGGGTAATGCTCCTACAGCAAATACAACATTATTTATTCAATACAGAATTGGTGGTGGATTAGCAACTAACTTGGGGGTTAATGTTATCAATCAAATTGGTGCCGTTGATTTCTTTGTAAACGGTCCTTCAGATTTAATTAATAATTCAGTAATCAATTCGTTAAGTTGTAACAACGTAACCGCAGCTATTGGAGGTGCGGGTTACCCATCAACCGAGGAGGTTAGAAATTACGTAACATTTAACTTTTCTGCACAAAACAGAGCCGTTACTGTG